TTTTTAGCAATCACTAGATAAACTTATTGTTTTTTTTCTATATTGACAAACTACTAATATATAGGTATCTATTATATATAATACAACTTATTGATAACATGAAAATTAAGATTTTAAAGAAGATTAAAGCGGGGTTAAAAATAGGACAACATTTACAAATAGAAGATATAAACGGATTACCTACGGATCAATTTTGGAGAGCTAGATTAAAAGACTCTAAAATAGATAATTGTATTGAAATTATTAAAGATATAAAAATTAAACCTAAAAAATAATGGCACAAACCAAACCAGTAGTCACAGCAAACATATTATCAGCAAGACAGAGTCAAGCGGTAGATGAAAGATCAATTCTTGTAATTGGTCAATTAAACGGAGGCACGGCGACAAGTGGACAGCTTGTAGAGGGGCTAATAAGCGAGTCTCAATTTAATGATTATTTCGGCAGGACTTCGCACATATCAAAGGCTGGTAGAGCGGTACTAGATAAATTATCAGTATCAAGAACTAAGCCTAGAATTGACGCAATAGCTTTATCAGATGCAGGGGCAGCCGTTAATTCAACTGGCACGATTACTTTTGTTGGAACGGCTACAGCGGCAGGAACTATATCAGTTTATATTGACTCAACTAAGAACGGTAAATATCAAGTTGCGGTATCAAGTGGCGACTCAATAACAGCCATTGGAAATACTTTGGAAGCTTTAATTACAGCTAATTTAGATAGTCCAGTATCCGCATCAAACGCAGCTGGCACAGTTACTTTGACAGCTTTAAACGGAGGCACGGAAGGTAACGATATAGGCATTAGATATGAGGGTGTAGTGGCAGGAATTACCACAAGCACTACAGCAATGACGGGTGGAGCAACTAATCCAGTATTAACAAACTTATTTGATTCTATCACAGATAAAAGATATACCTCAATTGTATATCCTGAGTCTTGGGGGACTTCAACACTAACAGACTTTTTAGAGCCTAGATTTAATGTTGATGATAATATTTTAGATGGCGTAGGTATTGTATCTAAAAAAGATACTTTTGCTAACTTAAATACTGCCTTAGATGGTTTAAATTTAAGAACATTAGCTTATATACCTAACAAGCTAAATGACGATTCAGATTATAGGGGTGGTGGTATATTTGAAAGTTCAATAGTTATTTCAGCTAGAAAAGCGGCAGAAAGAGAATTAAGACTTACAGTTGGATCTAATACTTCTTCAATAGTAACTAATGGACAAGGTACAGGTGGATCATTCTTTTCATCAATTCCTTATGCAAACACTCCTGATACTGGTTTACCAGTTATTACGACAGGAAAAGGATTTACAGATGCAGAGGCTCTAGAGTTGAGAAATAGTGGGGGGTGGTTACTAAGAAACAACCCTAACAATACTATTTTAATATCTGGTGAAGCGGTAACAACTTATAAAACAGATGTTTTGGCTAACCCTGATAATACTTTTAAATTTTTAAACTTTGTAGATACTCTATCTATTACTAGAGAATACATTTTTAATAATGCAAAGGCTGATTTTACTCAAAGAGTTTTAACTAATGGTAATGTAGTTGCTGGATCTGCTCAAGTAAATGCTCAAATGATTACGACCCAGTTTATGACTTACTACGGCACTTTAAGCGGCATGGATGGAAGTACTGAATACTTAACTTTAATCAATAGTGAAGAAGCTAGAAAGGCTTATAAAGCAGAGATTGAAAATAGTATTAGTATTAATTTATCTACTGGCACGGTAACTGTTGATCAAATAGCTAATATAGTATCTCAACTAAGAAACTTAATAATTAACATAACCCCAACTTTTGAATAATGGCAAACGATAAAATACAGGTAGCAATAGACGGTAATGTAGTCCCTTATGAGGGAAATGTTACCTACTCTTTAGGTAAAGAGACTATAACTTTCAATCCACAAACTAACGGGAAGATAGTTAAAACAAAAGATATATCTACAGCTATCGGAATGGTAACAATTCCATCTAGAGCTACAAAATCTAATGTAGATTTTTTTAGAAACCTTGAAGGATCTGAGCACGTTATTCAAATTGGTGATATATCATTCTCAGGAATGGAATTTGAAGTTTTTCCAGATATACAAGATTTGGAGGTCGTAGATTTTGTTTTCAAAGGTAACCCAGCTATATAATGAAAGATTTTTTTGAGTTTAAATTATCGTCTTCAATAAATACTTCTGTAGGTAGTGAGTTAAAAGATTTAGATACTATTTATTTAAAATGTTTTAATATCGCAGACCACCGTAACGCCACTATTTTATTGAGAAATCAATATAAAAGAATGGTTATTGATGTTTTGCCAGACCTTGAAAAATTACCTAAGCCTAAAAATCAAGAATCGTCAGGAGAGCAAAAAGCAGAAGATATAAAAGAATTGTTTTCAATATTTGATGGGGATAAGTTTATTACATTTTTAGATAAGTTTATTGAATTTTTTAAATTAGATATAGCTTTTAAAGATTCAGACTTAAAATATAAAATGATTAATATTGATATTAATAAAATTGACTCATTAGATCTGGAATTGTTAGTTGCTAAATATATAGAGGTTTTTTTTCTCTCGTCTTGGATGAAATAGATGAATCATCTTTAATTTGCAATTTAGCTCATTTTTATAAGGGGGCTGCTAGTTTTGAGTGGTTAGAAAATCAACCTATAACAAAATTAACAAGGATTAGTAAGGAGGCTAGCAAGATCAATAAAGCAACACAACCAAAAGAGAGATGAATTTTAAAACAAGCTACATATACGACTTAGTAGATAAAATAAGTCCATCTCTTCAAAAAATTAATGGCAATCTAAAAAAGACAACTAATCAAGTTGGAAAGACAGCCACAAGATCAGCAGCCCTATTTAGAAAATTCAATAACTCTTTAAAGCCTGTAAAAAACAATATAGACAAATTAAGAAAGTCTTTTAAGAGTTTTAATAGTGAAATTGGAACAAAACTTTCAGCTACATTTGCGGCTCTCACTTTCTTTTCTTTAAGAGGTTTTAATAAGCAGGCTCAAGCTCTTGAAGCGGTTAAAGTTGGTTTAGAGTCGACCAATGGTGCAGCAAAACTAACTTTTGACACTCTTAGAAAGGAGGCTATAAGATTACAGAAAGAAACTTTATTTGGAGATGAGGAGATTTTAACTGGTGCAACCGCTCAATTATTAACATTTACAAATATCGCTGGTAATGAGTTTTTAAGAACTCAACAAACAATATTAGACGTTGCCTCAAGATTATCTTTAGCAAGCGGTGGTGCGGTTGATTTAACTTCTACGGCAATTCAGTTAGGTAAAGCATTAAATGATCCTGTAGCAAACTTAGGAGCGTTAGGCAGATCGGGTATACAATTTAGTAAAGAACAAAAAGAGATTATTAAGGGATTTGCAGAAACTAACCAACTAGCAAAGGCTCAAAGATTAATATTGGATGAGTTAGATAAACAATATGGAGGTACTGCTAAGGCTTTAGCAAGAGTTGGTACTGGGCCTATCAAGCAACTAGCAAACGCTTTTGGAGATTTAGCGGAGCAAATAGGTAAAGAGCAATTTAAAATCATAACGCCGCTTATCAAATCTTTAAAAAAAATGGCAGAAAGGTTTGATAATTTATCTCCTGCTATTAAAAAGGCTATAGCTATATTTTCATTAATAGCTATTACGGTCGCTCCGCTTGTTGTAATGTTAGGGGTATTAGCTGTAGCTATAAAGGCTATTATAATTCCTATTGGTGCATTAGGTGTAGCCCTAGCATTCTTAGCTTTAAATCCTGTAGGACTTGTAATAACTGCTATTGCAGGTCTTTTGATAGCTAGTAAAGACTTCAGAAGGGATTTTATAATCGTGTTTGAATATATAGCCCAAAAGGTAGGTCAAGTATTTAAATTTATTGGTAACCAAATAGACCATATGTCAAATAAATTAGCTAGCTTTTTAGAAAATCTAGGCTTCGATTTTGGAATAGGGACGGGTAAGGAGTTGGATAAAATATTGGCACAACAAAAGAAAGAATTATCCTTTAAAGTAGAAAGAAACCAGTCCGTAGATATTGGGGGAATGTTAGGAATAAATATAAATGCTCCCTCTGGATCAAGTGCTAACTTTACCCCATCAAACAACAGCCCTATAAATACAAGTGTTAATTTTACACAGGCAAATCCATTATTTTAATCAATGTTTAATATATCTAAACTAACAGAAGCAAGTTATAATAATGTTAAATTCTTATATCAATCATCTTCAATATCTGGGGGCAGGAAAAATGTAACTCATGAATTTCCAAACTCTGATAAAAGATTTGT